ACGATCCGCTGTCTCGCGGATCGTAAACCTTGCGGCCTTTTATAACCGCAGTGATGTTTGGTACGCCCTGCGGAAACTTATCTTGATCCCACTCTAGCTTGAAATGGGCATAAGCCATATCGTTCAGTACGTGATTATCTGTCCACTGTGTGAATTGCGAGGTGAGTGTGCTATCCGCTGTCGTCTGTGAGCCGTCGAATGTTGTGATCGTTACAACATCATTCCACGCACTTACTACTGCGCCGCTGGTATAAACGCGGTTGTCATTAAACCAAAACTCTTCGAAAGATTCGATCTCATGGCTTGCAAAGACGATGACAAGATGAAGGTAAGCATTATCGGTGCCCGAGTGTTCGATAAACACAACTTGGCCGCCGACACGAATTTTGCCGTAGATAATCTGACGTGGGCCTGCTGGCTCTCGCGTCGTCTGTGTAATGCCGCGTAATTGCGCGCCTAAATTTGGCTTTGGTGCTAGGGCGCGTGACACCATAGATAGGCCAGCGCCTAAAACAAAATACGCCGCACCAGCCGCGCTAAAAATAGATCCAAAAACTGCGCCAAACGTAAGTGCGCCGACATTCGCCGCAATTGCTCCGCCTATCGCGCTTGCAATACCTGCAACGGCACTGATCGCCATGTCTTACCTCAGCATCAAAGAATAGACGCGCTCAATTTCCTCAAAACCTAAACGCTCTAGTATGGCGTCAAAAGGCTGATGCGCTTTTGTGTTGATATGTACTTTGGTTACGCCTTCGGCTTCTAGTGAGTCGAGTGCGAACTTAATGAGCTTAACGCCTGTCAGTCCCTTACGAGCGGGCTTAGTCAGAAAAATAATATCGTTGTTGGCAAACAGGTGATCGCGGTAATGAAGTGACTTGCTGACGATGACAACAAAGTAACCCATCAGCTTGCCGTCTTTCCGCGCCGTGTAAATGCGTAGTGCATGAATCGAATCGAGATCGGCATAAGCCCGCCAATCAGGATTCAGCTTAATTTTGTCTTTGTTGAGGGCAATCTCTTTCCAATGCTCTTCTAGCAAAGGCTCGATCTCGCGGCGCACCTTGGCTAAGCTCTCTAATGCAAAATCCATCATTGCCTCCTATCTATTTTCTATTGGGCCAGTTTCTCTTGGAGGCCCGCTTGGGATAGTCGAACCTACCTGAGAGCGTCCCCAAACGATTTCCTTTTCTTGCATCTCTGCAACAAACTCCAAGCCCTTGTCGTCAGGGTAATCAATCTTTTGATCCTCAGCCGTATAACGACGCTCGCGTGTGCGCTCAAACTCAATTAGTCGATTTTCCACAGTGACTTGTATCGTCGCAGTCTCGCCTGCATCGTTGATCGTCATTGTGTCCATGAAGCCACTAAAGACAATAACAGGATCAGCAATAACGTTGCTCTCTTCATCCATGAAGCCAAGCAATACTTTCAACTCGCGGCCCTGATAGTCTTCATCTCTAGCCTTAGAAATAAGCGGTTCAGTAATTCCAGACAGCGCGACAGTTAAGCCATTAGCCTGTAGCTCTGAACTTTCGTTAATAGCGCTTATGTCTAGCAATGTGCCAGCGCCGACATAATCTACGCTATCAACTGTGAGATTCCCGATGCCGCTCCACAAGTTCAGATTGCCGCTGTCGAAAGCACATTGCACTAACGTGATTGGGCGGACTAGATCGGCGGTAACTGCCGACTGCATCGCTGATGTCAGTGATCTGCTCATATAGCCTCAACGCAAGCAAAAGTGAAACCGTACAGACTAGCCTGATTGATGTTCCACTCGATTTCATTAGAGGCTAAACGCCAGTTTCCTTGAGGCAGTGTAAAGTCCATAGAGGTGGCCGATGATATGGCCGTTCGGAGCGGTGGCATTATATCGAATGTCGACTCCGCAATCTCTGTAATGATGTACAGCGCGCCGTTTACCTCAAAGTAATCACCAGCCACAGCGCCCGCAACCGATCCTGTGACGCTCGTAGTGTTGCGTGATCCGCTCGTAATCGTGCCGACAGCCGTGACGTTGTGCAGAGGATTGCCCATAGTGAAAGTCTGGCCCTGTCCTCTCAGTGACGCAAAAAACGCCTCTACCTGTTTAGCGTCTGCGCGGCTTAGTGGTGGCAATGTAACCTCTGCCTCCCACCTAACACCCTGATGCTGAAACGTCTGCTGATCGTAGGTAAAGGGTGACATGCTGATCGACGTAGCGGAACGAAGCCGCATCGTCATGTTTTGAATACCTACGTTTGGGAATGCCGCCATTATGCACCTACCATTGCCTTGCTAAAGCCACCGCCTCGCATCCTAGAGTCTGCCACAGCCGCTTTCGCCGCGTTACTAATCTGAGGCAGTAGGTTAGCAATCTCTGCCCGTACGGTTTGCTGTACGCCTGTAGTGACGTTTATGTTTTGCACTACGGTAACACCGCCGCCGCCAAGCTGGTTGTTGGGGACAATCCCGCCTGATCCACTTGGCACAAATAACTCAGGGCCGCGCTCCCCTACAAGATATGGCCTACCTCCAGTGACTGGGCCACCCATGGCTCGCTTGCCAACATGATCAGCGGCAGGGCCGAACTCGATACCTGTGGGGCCAACTAAAGGCTTGGGAGCAAACGCGCCCACAATCGCGCCAAATATCTTTTGGGTTATAAAATACTGCACAGCCATGCGGATCAAATCATCTATGACTGATTTCGCCATGTTGCGTATAGCATCACTAAACTTTTCTGCGCCTGTGATTGCATTTGCAAAGCCGTTTGTAAATGCGTTCATCGTGTTGTTTGCAAAAGTCGTTACAAGATCAGTGTCTTGTGGCAAGCGATCGCTCAGGCTCTGCAACGAGTCTAGGTATTTATTGACGATGTTATCGTCGCCGCTAGTAGGCGCTTTTCCTAGCTCTAGGCTAAATCCTTTGACGCTCGCAGTCAGGCCATCAAAGAATTCATTTATTTCATTGCTTTTAAAACCAGTAAGCCCTTCAAGAGTAAGCGGATCTATGGCATTTAGGCTTGCTCTCATGCGAGCTAAGTTTTGCAGACTTTCTTCAAGTTTAGGCTGTGCATCTTGTAGCGCTCTTGTTGCTCTTTCGATGTTTCCCCATCTTCCCCAAGCCGCTAGATAAGCGCCTGTCTCTTCTGTGGGCAACTCGCCTTTTGATTCAAGTTGAAACAGCTCTATGGCTTTTTGTGCGCTTTGAACTCTGTCAGAAAGCGCCTTTATATCACCGATCGCACCAGCTATTTGGATTTTTATTGGCACGTTCTTCACAGCATTCACTTTCGAAATGATGCCGTTAATCCCGTCAATTATAGTTTCGCCAGCAATTCGGAAACCATTAACAAGGCTCAAAGCGATTTGCCTGCCGACTTCGGCAAAGCCTTTCTGTGCGTCGCCAAACTTTAACAATGACTTGCTGATAGATTCGACGATATAAGTTAGCGCAGGTGCTAATGCCGCCGTTGTCTGATCTAAAATGCCTTTAAAAATAGCATTAAGTTTGAGGAATTCATCGTTGGCTTTTTCTACGCCTGCCGCCGCTTCCGCAGACATAACGATGCCAAGCGCCCTTGCCTCGCCAAACATTGCAGATAAGCCTTCGCGCCCCTCTGCAAGAGTTGTGACTAACTGCGCGCCTTCAGAATCAAATAGCTTAAATGCTAAACGTAATGGATTTAGCCCACGTCTTTTTGCGTCTTCGAAAGCATCTGCTAGTTGTAGCATCTGCTGATCGAGAGGCAATTTGACAAGCTCTCTAGCATCTAATCGTAGTTCTCTAAGAGCGCCTTTTGCTTCGCCTGTCCCACGTGCCGCCTCTGACGCCCGACGTGTAAACCGTTGGAGCGCCATGTTCATCGTGTTGACTTCAACACCCGTTAGCTTGCCTGCAAACTGCAAAGCGCTTAGGGCTTCGGTAGTGGTTCCGATTTTGTCCGCTGTTTTAGCGAGCGCGTCTGTTGCCAGCAAAGACTGACGAACGAGCAATGTCATACCCGTTGCGCCAAGTAATCCAGCAAGCAAAGTTTTGAGGCTTAATAAAGGCCGTGCAATTGCGCCTAGCCCTTTTGCGATGCCGCCTAATGCGCCCTTGGTTTTATCTAGGGCGGTAATGCGGATCTTAACGTCTTGAGTCGCCATCAGCTTGCTCGCTCATCAGTTGGAAGTAAGCGAGCCATTCGTGGAACTCAGTAACCGATATTTGCTCGACTTCTTCTATCGTCTTATGTAACCGATCAGCCAAGGCAATTAGATTCATCCTCGACTGATCGGCCTTCAGTTTTTTGCCAAGTCCTCCACAGACTCGATCGTGCCAAACATCTGGTTAGCGATTTCGGAAACAACCGTTGTC